CTTTGGGTATAGTCGTTCTCGTCCGACGCCTCGGCCTGCGCGTCGGTCAATAGGTTCGCCGCAGCGTGCAGCGTGTAATCTTCATAATCGACCTCGACCCCGTCGGCGTACACAGTAACGTCACTGGGGTCGACCACCGGCACGGCAAACGTTGTACGGCTGCCATCGGCAAGTGCGCCGCAGGGCGCGTTGTAATGCGTATCAGACCGCGGCTCTGGAATGAAACAAAACCCCCCGGCAACATGGGCGAGGAAAATTTCAAATTCGGCGAGGGTTGCGGGGTCGAACGACTGCGGGCGCAGTTCGAAGGTGCGGCGGCCAAAGTCGCCCCATGCGCGTGCGACCTGCGGGCCTGTCGTGATCGGCGAGGGGTCAATCGGGTATTCGATACCGAACGACGACCCCTCGAGGATGAGCACCGAGGCGGGCAATGCGTGCGCAATATCGGCCATTGTCAAACCTCCGGTGTTTCGATAGCGCGAACAGACTGCACCTTTGCGTGTGCATTTCTGAACTGCCAACGGTTGTCGGGCATCAGGCGGCAGCGCGTGACCCGTTTGCCGGTCGCCGTCGCAGTCACCCGCTTGCCGGTCGTCGGTGCCGTGTCAAACTCAATGAGGCCCGGTGACTGCGCCTCGGGGTGCACCGTGTCGTAATCACCCTGCAACGGCACCGCGTCCTGATGCAGCGTGTAGTCGCCCGAGTCGACCGGCACACCATCGACGAACACGACCACGTCGGCGGGCGTGATCACCGGCAGCGCGTAGGTTGTGCGGCTGCCGTTTGTAATCGGCCCGCATAGCAGGTCGCGGTGCGTGCCGCTGATCGTTTCGGGCACCCATGCGATGCCGCTTGCGGCGTGCACGTCCTCGAGAAACTTGCGCCACAAAAGAAAATCGGCAGCGTCGAGCATCGGCGGCGCGATGCTGTACTCGCGCAGGGTGCGCCGCTGATGGTCGCGCAGGCGTGCCCCGCCCGAGTGCAGGTTGATCACCTCGACGGGTCGGTTGTGCGCGATTGTCAAGTCGGCGAGGCCGACCGGCAGGGTGTGCGCAGTGGTCGACATGATTACAACCTCGCATTCGTTGCGCCGACCCGCACTGCCTGCCCCGGTTCAGGGGCAAGGTGCCACACGGCACGGTCGGCAGACTGCGGGCCGCCTCGAGGTTGCAGGCCGCCCTCGCCGGTGAGGGTCATAACGAACTTGCCGTTGGGCATGCGCACGCAATGATCACACGACCACGCGACCGTGCGGGTTGCGATCCACGCGCCGTCAACGATCGCCGCCTCGGTGACCGTAACGTCAACCTCGGCGAACCCGCCCTCTGAGTGCCACACTGCACCGATCACACCGTTAACGTCGTCGAGCGTGACCTGCAACGACGCCGACCCCTGCGGGGCAATCGACGACTTCGGCACGATCAACCCTCGAGGGGTGTACGTGTCGCCGCCGACCGTCACGGGGTCGTGCCCGTCGCAATACAACAGGTCAGAGGTCAAGTCGATTTTCACGCACTTGACGACCGCCTGATGTTCCTGCGCATCGGCGGTTTGTTGATCTGCCGTTCGTGTCAGCATTAGTTCACCCCGCCGTTGTGCCCGCTCGCCCATTCAGCACGGGCAATGCGTGCGTCGATGTTCGCCCAAAAACCGTCACCCGCCCGCACGTCAACGTCGAGCCTTAGGTCGACGTCGAAGGTGCCGGGAGGTTGGTTCAGTGTCACGTTCAACGAGGTCAGTGCCTCGTACATCGTGCGCAGTTCGGCAATCAACGCTTCGTTGATTTCGCGCACCTGATCGCGGAACCCGTCGAGGGTTTCGTTGCTGATGCCGCGCCCCTCCTCGAGAATGCGCATAAGCCAGTCGGCGCGGCTGCTGCCCATCGGCCCCGCCTCGTACAAGGCGTCGTCACCGACCGCGCCCTGATACGCCTGCACGTAACGTTGCAGGTCGGCCATGAGTGCCTGCACCTGCTCGGGCGAACTCATGCCCTCGCCGCTGCGCAGTTCGCCCATGATGCCTTGGATCATTTCGCGGTAGTAACTGATCGACCCTTGCTTGTCTAGGCCGCCAACGTGCAGCCCTTCGATTTGAGCGTCGATAGAATCGTTGATGCCCTTTTGCAGACTGTCGATTTGCCGAAGCATTTGAATTTCGGCGTTGCGTGCCGACCGCACAAGCTGTTCGACGGTCGATGCCTGTTCAGCACGCTGCAACAGGGTCATCGTGTCGAGACCAAGCATTGCGGTTTGCGTCTGTTCGATCATGCTGCCCATGCCCGACACAAACGACTGCATCGAGTTTTGCCGGGTCTCGTCTAATATGGCATTCCAGTCGAGGTCGTCGAGCAATTCGGCGACGCCGACCAGTGACCCTATGAACGACTCGAGGGCAATGATTCGGTCGCCGCCCGTGAGTGCGTTTATTTCTTTCCAAAGTTGCTTTCGGGTGTCGGCACCCACGTCGAAGTTTTTGAGGCCGCGATTGATTGCACTTTTGAACATGCTGCGCATGGCGTCGGGCAACCACTTTTGCTGAAATATCGTTGTGATCGTGTCGAGGTCGTCGTCGTCGAAACGGAAACTAGGCGCGCCGCCGACCAGGTCGAACAAGTCGCCGTCTTTGAACAGGCGCAACACGTTGTTCATTGCCATGATTGATTTTTGATATTCAGCGATGCGTTCCTGCGCCCACACCGCACGGGCCTGCACGCTCAAATCGGTGTCGCTCTGCAACACCCGGTGCGACCCGTCGAGCGCGAGGCCGCCGTAAATCCTCGGGCTTTTTTCTTTGCTGCCAAAGAACGAAATTGCCGCACCGATCACCGCACCTGCGACGACACTAAGGCCGCCTGTCGCTGCCATTAGCGCAGGGTTCAGCCCCATCATTGCGCCGCCGAGTGCGCCCTGTAGCGCGCCCCCTGCACCGCCCTGTTCGCGGCCTTGCATGATGCTGCCCGCACCGGCGAGCGCGCTGCCTAGCGGGTTCTTCGCGGCCTGTTGTTTCATGTTGTCAAAGAACCGAACCGCAACACCGCCCACGGTGCCGCCGTCTTTCATTGCATTTTGAAATGCGTCGCCGAGAATGCCGGTCATTGATTTCGCAAGGTCTTTCCAGATTTCATTCCAGAGATCAGCGAAACTTTCAAGCTCGCCGGTGAACCCCTTGCTTAATAGTTCACTGAACGAATTCATAATTATGTCGTTGCTTTTGACGGTTACGTCGGTAAACCTTTTCGTGCCGAATGTTGCAACGTTAAGCTGTTGATTGTATTCGGCGAGACCCGCGTTTGTTTCCTCGATGCCCTGTTGCTGTTTGCCTAACGCTTTCCAATTTTCGGTTATCGCCTCAGAGCCAAAATCGAGCAATATTTCGATAGCCTCAAGCTCGACCTTGAGGTCGCTCAACGGCGCGACCGTTTCCACGACCTCGTTTTTGAAGTCGCCCATAGAGATCGTTAACCCGTCGACCGCCTCGCGAAACTCGATCGCGCCCTTGTTTGCTTCGTCAATGGTCGCGGTCCACGCACGCTCGACCGAGTCGCCGGTCGCCTCAACCTCTTTTCGTAATTCAGTGGTCAGGTCGGCGAAGTGATCGCCTATCTTGCCGGGAAGTTCCGATAGAATGTCGTACACGTCGGCGAGCATTGCCTTAACCCGGTTGATCGCGAGGGCAATGCTGCCCTCAATCATCACGCCCCAGTCGAGGCCGAATGCGAACGCCATGACCTCGCCGAAGTTTTTTGCGCCCTCGACCAACGCCTCGAACGACTTTAGCAACAGGTCGAAAACGCCCGGTGCAGCAATGACCTTTGTGATTACGTCGCCGATTGCCTCTTTGAAGTCGCCCCAGTAATTGCCCAACTGGGCAACCCTGCCGCCGTAGGTTTGCAGGTTAGCTTGCGCCGCGCCGCCGAACTTCGACTGTAGGATGCCTGCAACTATCGCGGCCTTTTCAGACGCACTTGCGGCGGTAAGTTGCTTTTTCGTTGCTTCGTCGAGGATGATGCCGTAACGCGACAGGGTGCCGGTCATGCCGGTCGCCGCCTGTCCCGCGAGGCGTGCCGCCGTTGCGAGGTCGATGTTGCCACCGACCGCAAAGTTAAGGGTCGGCTGCAATAGCTTGAGGGCAGAATCATAGTTGCCCGTGGTTGCGATCAGGCGTTGCAGCGCATCAGCGGTTTCGGTGTCACCGAACTTCGTGGTTTTTTGCAGGTTTGCAAACATGCCCTGCAACTCGCCGCTCGCATCGTTGAACGCAACGCCAACGTTGCCCATCGTGTTTGCGAGACTCGAAAAAGTGCGTTCCTGTTCGGCTGATGCCTGAATGGTATCTTGAAGAAACCGACCAATTTTGACGGCACCCATTGCGAGACCGAGGCCGCCAAGCATGGCGGTCATCTTGCCGAGACCCGCACTTGCCTTTTTGGTCGCCGTCGGCAGTTGATTGACCTTGCCTTTGAAGGTGTCAATTTTCTTAACTGCGCCGGTCGAGTCGACCTCAAGTTGTATGACAACCTTTGATTTAGCCATTCTCGGTTTCCTTTTTCTCGTGATCGATTTCCATTACCTCGAAAATGCACACCCGCAACTTGCGGTGCAGTGCACCCTCGAGGGGCAGGTTGTACCAGTCACGAACGACCGAGGCGACGCGCCCCCAGTCGAGGAACGCACCGCCGTTGATCGTTTGGTCTCGGCAATCGGGATAGATTAAGCCCCACACCTGCCACGCGAGCGCGTTACAGGGCAGCGGCGTCGGTTGATCGTGTTCAGGCAGGGGTAACCCCTGCGATGTGTAGGCTAATTCGACCTCGCGCCAATATGCCGCCCCGTCGGGGGCATACGCGTATCGAATTAGCTGTCGGAGTTTCCCTCAGAATCTTCGACAATTTCCTCGGCGAGATCGCGGGCAATTTCAAGTAGCGTCGAGGTCAGACCGTGGTGCGACAGGATGCGGGCACGTGACTTTTCGTCGATGATCACGTCGCCGATCGCGCCGTCGACAATCAGGGCGTCGACGATTTTGCGCATGTTCAGGTTTGCATCGGCGAGGTTTCGGTATTTCTCGAACTTGATGCCCTTGTTTTGCAGTTCGATCATAACCTCTTGGGTCAGGGCGACCATGCGCAATTTTGCAAGGTCACCGTTCGGAAATCTGATTTCAACATCTTGCGGTTCGTCGCTGAACAGGCCCACGCCGATATTCGATTTGCACTCGTATGTTTTCATGCTGTTTCACCTTTCGGTTATTTGGGAATAAAAAAACGGGCGGGAATCGAACCCGCCCGTGGGGTGCATGAACCCCAACGCCCACCAGGGCAAAACCCATTGTCGGGAGTGGTTCTATGCGTACGACGACACGTCGTTGACCAGCGTGCTTTTCAGAATGGTCGCGTCGGCGTGGTCGCCGTAGTACGCCTGAAACGGCAGTGTTACTAACACGCCCTTGTCGCCCGACGCCGTCGGTGCGTTGGGTTCGTACCGCAACTCGGGAATGTCGATTGTCAGCGAATGCGTGCTGTCGACCCAAGATAGCTGCAACGACGACTCGTCGCCGTTGATTGCCTTGTTCAACAGGGTGAGGTTCTGAAACAGTGCCGTCACGCTGCCGGTGACCGACGCCTTGCCCTCGGGAAGCTCGGGAAACGTTCCCGCGCCACCGACGACGTACAACGACGGGTCGAGTGCGTTGTTAAGGGTGAGGTCGACCGCAGTGATAATCGCGCTCGGGCTGCCGCCCTCCTCGATGGTACCGGCAAAATGGCCGATTGCATCAGACGTAAACTCAGTCGGTGCCGCATCTTCCGACGAACCCGACGGGGTGCCGAAGTCGTTGCCTATGATGCCGAACTCGAACACGGCAACACCTTCGGAGGTTGCATTGATCCGCATGGTATTGACCTTGCAGCCGGTCAGAACGGCAAACACGTCAATGTCGGTGAACCCTACCTCGCCGCTGAACCCAATCGGCAGAATACCGACAACCGCCTCGTCAAATCCGACCTTGCTGATGTGCGTGTACGGGTCGCTGCCGCTCGAGGCGGGTTCGCCCACCGCGTGCTTTAGCAGATAACCGATTGCGTCGAGATGCAGCGGTACCGGCAGGTCGTAGGCGACCGACCTATTGCCTAGCACCGGCGCGCTCGGGTTGCGGTTGCCGGTGATTTCCGGGTTCGACAATAACCCCTGTTTGAAGATTTCCCCACCGATGCCCGAATCGGCAATCGGCATTTTGAACATCGACGGCGTCGTCGGTGTGGTGCCGTATTCCGTCTCGTCGACCATCAAAAACTGCTGCCTTGAACCTTGTCCTGTTGCCATTAGCTTGTCGCCTCCTTAATGCGGCGGCGCAAGCTATTTGCCGCCAGTTCGTTGATAATCACGACGAACCCGCCTTTGCGCACAAGGTCAACGGCACGTTTGTCGGTGACCCTGTATCGTTCGCCCCGTTGGTACGTTTTGCCGGAAATGCGGACACACCCCGGCTGCCCCGACGCGTTGCCGAGATACTCAATCGTTTTCATGTATTGACCCCTTAACCCGACAGGCGGGTGTGCTGCCAGCGCATTGCGTACATAACCCCGGTGCCGTGTGGTTCGATGAATGTTTCCGACTCGAAATTCAGCGGCCCGCAGGTCGAGTCGAGGCGTTGAGCGTTCAGTGCGGTGCGCACGGTCTCGAGGGTTTCGTCGACCTCGGCACCTCGGGCTGCACCGTCGGGTGCGCCACCCCCGCCCTTGACGTACAAAACCCACGACCACGACTCGAGTTGAGTTTCGGCTGCGGTGTTCGGGTTGATTTCGGCGTGTCGCTCGAGGTCGATCGACTCGCGAATGATCGCCACAAAGTGCGCAAGGCGTTGAGCCTTTGCGTCGTCGATCACCAACCCGTTGACGACCTCGCACGTCGAGGGCAGTGCCGCCTCGAGCAAGGCAACGAGTGCCGCCTGTATGGTTGCGTGATAACCCATCATTTGACCCTTTCGATTTGCCTGCGCAGCGTGTCGGCGATCAGGCGTTGCCCGTGTTTGCTGATGCCCGCGAACGGGCGGGCAGGCATGGGCGCGTTACCCTTGCGACGACCGAAAAACAGCACGCCCGCAAGTTCGTGTAACGAACCCTTGCCGCTGCGGGCGTCGTCAATCGCGCCGTGTATGAACAGGCGGTTGCCCTTGATCTCGGTGTCGCCGTGCACGTTCTGCGCGAGGGTGCCGGTGCGCACAAGGGGCGAATGCGATTGCCCGCCCTTGCGTTTCGGCCATGCCCCGCCCATCGGGTTGCGGGCACCACTGAACGCCGACCGAATGCCGAGGTCCATTTGCCCGACCGCGATTATGCGCAACTTGCGCAGGCCGCGAGCGTTTGCGGCGTTGGCAACGTTGGTCAGCATTTTGAATGCTGCATCGATGTCGACCGTGACCGCGCCCTTATTTACCGCCACGGTTCGACCCGTAGTGCGGTAATCTGTCGTTCGGTGACATTCGGCACCGACATGACTTGCCCCGACACGGTTTGCGTGACCCCGCTGCCCTTGCTCGAGTAGCGAAACAGAGTCAAGTCTTTGACCAGCTGCACGAGGTCGTCGGGCAGATTGGCGGCGGCACCGTAACCGAACACGGCGGTAATCAGCATCGAGTCATACGTGCGCATGGTCGGCCATGACCCCGAGGGCGATAGCACGATACGCGGCGACTGCCCAATGCGGTATTGATAGTTCGCGGCATCGACCGTCGATTCGTCACCGGCGTCGTCGGTGGTTTTGATCGAGGTTACCGACACCATCGGCAGAATCGGCAGGTGAATCTCGGTGCCAACTTCGTCGGCGTCGAGTTGAATTGACCACGTTTGACTGATCAGCTTGCGCCCGTTTAGGCGTTGCTCGAGGTACGCGGTCACCTCGAGAATGATTGCGGTCAACGCAACGTCGTCGTCGGTGACGCCCGACTGCATCGACAACCACGACCGCGCCTCGGCAAGTGTGATCGGTGCCGTGGCTGCGGCGACGGTTTGCGTTAGCTTCATTTTTTCCCCTTGCGGCTGCGCGGTTTGCGCACTGCCTTCGGGCGCACGGCAACCTCAACCTGCGGGGCGACGGCAGCCTCGACGACCGGTTGTGCGGGCGGGGCAAACGTCGCCTTGCCCATTGCGATCAGGGTGTGCGCCTCGCGTTTCGACACTTCGATCACTTCACCCACGGCGACGGGTCGCCCGCACGCAACGGTGTTTCGAATGATGATAATTTTCATGGGGTGACCCTTCGAATAAAAACGGGGTGCCCAGGCGAACCCAGGCACCCCGCAGGGTTAACGTTCGGGGTTGTTCTATGCAGTCAGGGCGTCGAGCATTGCCGAGAATGCCTGCGGATACCGCACGCAAAGGTCAACACTTTGGAACGCCTGAATTCGGATCTGACCGGTGGTGCTGAGGATGTAGGGATTCACGAGAATATCCAAACCCCCCCACAAACCGATGATCAGCTGTTCCCACACGCCGAAGAAAATCGCCGAACACTTTGCAGTGCTCGTTCCCTTGGTCAGCACGTCGGAAACCTGATTCGAAACGAATGCAGGGTAACCGTTGAGTGGAGTTGAACCACCATCCCACAGCATGAAACTGTCGGTGCTCGAGACCTTCGCGGTCTGCTTCATCTTGCCTCGGACCTTTGCCGAGGTGATATAAGCCATTGACCCGATGTCTGCGTTATCTTGCGCGATCTCGGTTTCGAGGTTGACAAGGTGCGACCACGCGGGCGCAAGTCCGTTCGCGCCACCGGCGACCGAACCAATGCCGGAAGTTGCAGCGATGCCGGTGGGCTGATAGCTCGCACCGGTGCCGTGCAGACCCGCAAGGTCGATTGCAATGGCGAGGGTTTTCGCGAGGTCATTGCGCACGAGGTTGTCAGCGGCGGGAGTGCCCTGTTGCAGCATCTTGCGCGAAATGTCCTCGTAAGCGGCAACGGTTTTCGGGGTCATGGTGACCTGTGTGAAAGCCGAAGTCGACTCACTCGGCGCACCGTCCTCATCGACCCAGTATCCGGTAACGCCGCTGTCGGCCTTGGGCACCGCAAAGTCGCCCACGAGACCCGGAATCACGGTCGCACCGGCAGCCTGCACGACCATGCGGTTGCGCAGAAGGTCGATGAACGACTCGGGGTGCAGGTCGGTCGACACAAGCTGATCGCCCGTGGCGGTGCCGACGGTCAGGTCGCGTTTTTCAACGAGAACGTCGTGCGGAATGGTGAAGGTGCCCCGGCTTTTGTCGGTGCGCACTGCCTCGGAGCAATCGCGCTCGAGCTTGGCCTGCGACCAGTCACCGTCGACGCTTGCACGCACGGCGCGCAGGATCGAATACTCGCGAACCTCGGCGGCACTCATGCCGATTGAGGGGTCGGCGTCGGGCGCGACCTCGGCGGGAGTGAAACCACTGTCGGCGGCAAGTGCTTCAATGCGCTCGATGCGGGCGCGCAGGTCGGCAGCCTCGGTTTTGAGGGCTGCGAACTCGGTGCCCTCATCGTCGGTCAAGTTGCGGTTGTCCACCTCGGCGGCAGTGGCAATCGCAGACATGCGATCGCGCACTTCACCGTGACGAACTTTAAGATCGTTCACATTCATTTTCGTTTTCCTTTCGGGAATTGTTCGGTCGTTGATAAATCAGGCGTTCGCCGCGTCGACGTGCGCCCTAATCCATTCCGGCGTATGCTCGGCGGGTTCGGGGTCGCCCTCGGGTGCCTGATGGTCACCTTCGGCATCGGTATGTTCGCGGTACACCTGTTCGACGCTTCGTGCGTCGATTTCCGTGTCGGGATAGGCGGGAAACGTGACGACCGAACAGTCGAACAAGTCGCAGTCGATCAGTCGGCGCACCTCGCCGTCGTCGTCGGTTTCGGTCCATTCCTCTTTTTGCGCGATGAACCCGAACGAACACTGCGACACGTCGCCCCGTTCAACAAGGGTTATCAGATCGCGGGCCGCTTGCGTGTCGGGGGGTTCGATTTCCATGTGCAGCCCGTGGTCATCCTCGGCAAGCGTTAGGGTGCCCGCGGTGGTGCGCCCAAGCACGAGGTTCGGGTCATGGTTGATCAAGGCGCGCACATCTTGCTTTTCCTCGATGGCACGGGTGAACGCACCCGGCGCGATTTCCTCGTGATAGAACCCGAGGTCGGTGCGCGAGTCAAACACGGCAGCGTATCCAACAAACCGCGTCGGCCCGTCGTCGCGGGTTTCGGCCCGCAGTTCGATCGTTCGTCGTTCGATCTTCGCCTCGCGCTCGCGCTCGACATTCACTCGAATTTTCAAATCAGTTATTGCCATCGTGTCACCCCCTCGTTATGATGCAGTCGCAACCGTCGTGCAGCGGCGGGTGCATAACGTTATGACCAATGTTCATGGTGTCGCCGCCTATGCCGTTGAGCACAGTGCCCTTTGCAACGAACGATTCCTCGATGCCAACGACGCGCCCCTCGAGGGAATCGCACCACGGGCAACTTTCACCCGACGTTTGCCACACAAGGGTGATAACCCCGGCACCGGCAAACACGGTTTTCGCGAATGCCCCACTAAACCGCGTTGCCTCGCGGCCCGCCACCTGCGCCGCCCGAGGATGGCTGCCGTTCGCGTCGCCCTGTTCCCACACCTCGAGGCGTGCGTCGATCAGGTCGGCAACGTTGTCGTCGGCGGTTGCAACCAACCCGGCAATATCGTCGTGTGCGCCTCGAGCGTGATAGGCGGCGAAGGTCACGACGTAGGCGTCGACCCAGGCGCGCAGGGCGTCGTTAAACGCCCATTCTGTTTCGGTCTCGGCGGCAAGTTCCGGCCCCAACGCCTCGGCGAGTGCGGCGATTGCGGACCGCATTTGCCTCTGCGCGTACTCGGTGTCGTCGTAATATTCAGTCAACCACTCGGTGAACGAATCTTGCGACCGCAGGGTGCGTTTGAGCGCAGCCCGGATTTGCTGCACGTCGCGGCGCACAACGCGGGTCATCGCGTCATCGAACACACCGACGAACGATCGCTGAATGGTCATGCGCGAGGGCAACGACCGGTATTCGACGGTGCGGTGTTCGGTGCCACAGTCGCAGGCCGCACGGTCGTCGTCGTCGGCATTGGGTTCGTCATCGGCTGCCGGTGGAAACGGTGTGAACGTCGGACGCGGCACACCTGCCTCGATGAAGTTTGAAGGCACGTAGAACTTTTGCCCCAGTCCGTCGGGCTGCGGGTTTTTGTTCTCCATCTCGAGGATTTGATCAGCGTTCAGGATGCCCCGATCCCACATTGCCGTATAGGATGCGACCCTCGAGGCGAGGTCGCCGCGCATCAGCCCCGCAAGGTTGTGCTCGACGTACAACGTGCCCTGTTCGGCCTCGGTCAACAGGCGCATGTTAAGCACCTGTTCCTGCCGTTCGCAGTGCGGCACAATGGTGTGTTTCGCAAAAAACAAATCCTGCGATTCGATGTTCGAGAACGTGGCGCGCTCGAGATCGGCGATCATGTGCGGCGGCACCCGGAAGATTGCGCACACGTCGCTACGTTTCAACTTGACCGTGTCGATGAACTGGGCATCGTCGGGTGAGAGGGAGAGTTGCTGAAATTCGCTGCCCTCTTCCATTACCGCGATGCCGCCCGTATTGTCGCCGCCGTGGGCGCGTGCCCAACCCTTCGCCATGCGGTCAGCGGTTTCGGTGTCGAGCTTGCCGGGGTGTTTGATGATGCCTGAAACCCACGCGTTATTATTGAAGAACTTGCCGCCGAACTTTTGCGCGGCGAGATAGTGCCCGAAGGTTTCGCGGGCAACGCTCAACGGCGACCAACCCTTAAGGCCGTTCGGCCCGAAACCCTTGAAGTGCAGCATGTCGATCGCCGGAATGATCAGCGACCGACCCGTCGGCGGGTTGTAGTGGTACGCAATCATGCCGCTGCGTTGGTCGCGCCTGATCTCGATTGCGTCAGGGTGCAGCGGCCACAAGGCGACCGGCCTGCCGCCCTGTCGCTGAATGCGATGGTAGGCGTTGCCGCGTAAACAAAGGTGTGTCATGCGCAGTTCGCGCAGTTCAAAAGCGGTCATGTCGGGATTCGGTGCGACCTCAAGCAACCGCACGATCGGGTGATCGTGCACGCGCTCGCGGCCTGCGCCGTCGGGCAGCCTGCGGTAGAGGTTGAGAGGCAATGAGGCGACCGCCTCGCCTAGCACCCGTACGCACCCGTAAATTGCCGCAACCGATAGCGCGCTATCCTCGTTGACGGTTTCGCCGGTGACCGTCGACGCCCCTTGCAGGTGCGCGTCGCGGAACACCGACCACGAACGCGCCTCGGGGGTCGTTTTCGTGCGCCGCAAAATTCGGTCAAGTATGCTCATTCGGTTGCCCCTTCATCGTCGCCGCCCAGGATTAGCAAGCCTCGGGTTGCGTACACTGACTCGGTCGGTTCGTCGGCGAGTAACAGTCGGTTGAATGCAATAATCATTGCGACCGCAGCGTCGATTTTTTGCTCGACCCGTTCTTTGCGCGGGAATATGTTTTCGTTCGCATCCTCGCGCACGGTCACGTTCGACACACACCACGTCAACACCGGGTCGCCGCAGTGGTGAATGCGGCCCGCCTCGATGTATGCGGCAATCCACTTCATCGGGTCGGAAAGGTATTTCACCGTTTGGGGCACCTCAGTGACGACCAACGGTCGACCGTTTTTGCCCTCTTGCAAATTGCCCATTAGTTGATACGCGCCCCACGGGTCGAACCCAATGTCGGTCAACTCGTGGTGCTCGGCGGCAGACTGCATTGCAGCCTCGATCGCATCGAGGTCAAGCAACTGCCCTGCGGTGACCATTAAGTCACCCGTATTTACCCATTCCGCATAGTGCGGCAGGTTCGGGTCGTCTGCCGTTTCCTCGGGCAGCCAATGCTCGCCGAACACGTAGAAATGCTGCTCGCCGTCGATCGTGCGCGGGAACACCCGCACCCAGGTCGTCAAGTCTCGTTTCGCCGCAACGTCGGCACCGGCGTATGCCTGCTCGCCTTCGAAGTCGTCAAGGCACAATGTCGGGTCGGCAGCCTGCGCCCATGCGTGCATATTGACCCACGGGCTGCGGGCGTGCACCCACACGTTTAGGTGCTTCGTTTTGAACGTGTTTTGCTTTCGAGGCGACGTGATCGCGTCCTGTTGCTGCGCCTCGAGGTATTCGCCCGACACCGAAACGTCAAAGTTCGGGTTCGCCTTGCGTAATATTTTCGGGTCGGTCCAGTCGTCGTCGTCGTCGATCGTGTAAATCAACACGAACATGCGGTCGTTCTCGACGTTGCCCTCGACAACCTTGATTGCATCGGCGCGCAGTGCGTAGCACGGGCCTGCAATGTCGCTGCCTGCCGTCGTGATCGCAAAGAGCAAAGGCTGCCTGCGGGCACCCATGCCGGTTAGCATCGTGTCATATAGTTCGTCGGTGGGGTGCTCGTGATATTCGTCAACGATCGCGCAGTGCGGCGACGCACCGTCGCCCGGTTTGCCGACGATCGCCTCGAACCGGCTGCCGTTCTCCGCTATGTGCATGTTCTTCGCGCCGATCTCGACGCCGTATGCCTCGAGAAACTCGGACGTGCGTTTTGCCATCAGGCGCGCAGGTCGGAACACCTCCCACGCTTGCCGCTCGCCGGTTGCGCCCGAATACACCTCGGCACCGAACTCGCCGTCGGCGGCGAACATGAAATCGCCGACGATCGCAGCGGTTACACTTTTTCCGTTTTTCCTCGGGATTTCCCAGTAGGCGTGTCGGTAGCGGCGCAGCCCGTCGACCTTGCGCAGCCAACCGAACAGGTTACAAAGGCCGAAGCACTGCCAGTCCTGCAACACGATGCGCGTTTCGTCGTGCCCACCGACCGCCCAGTGCCCTTTGACGTGGGGCAACGCCTCGGCGAACACGCACACGCGCTCGGCCTCGCCGGTGTCAAACCGGTAGGGGTACGACTTCGCCTTAACCCTTTTCAGATCATTGGTGAACCGCTGGCAGGCGAGACGCACGAATCGGCCCGCAGGTTGCTTGCCGTTGAGCACCTCGCGTGCATAACGTTTTGCCGCCGTTACGTGCGGCGTTGCTTTTCGACCCATGCCGCACACCTTTCAAAAATGGTTGCGAGGGCGGGAATTGAACCCGCGTAACACGGGCGTATGAAACCCGGTCAGGAACCAACACCCTCCTCGCTGAAAAAATCTGCCGGTGGGGTGCCCAGTAGTTCGGCAGTCCAGCCGCCGAACGACCGCACCCGAATGGTCAGGTGCGTGTACGCCTGTTCCCAACCGCCCCGATAAACGTCATACGGCGAACCCTCAGCACTGTCGTTCACCTCGCCGAACCTTTCGCGCATCCTGCCGGTCAAGTGCACGCCCGCGAGGGCAAGCCGGTCGTACCCGTTGTCGAGTGCCCACTGCACGACGTACAACGCCGACGACCCCGGCCAACGCACCGGGCCGTAATACTCGACGGTGTCGCGGTCCTGCCCCGGCAGGAACGACTCGCCGAACACGTCGGCGGGAATGTTGCCGCCTGCCGTGCGCCGGGTTGCAACCCAGTCAACGAGTTGATCGGCGTGCACGCTGCCCCATGCGGCGAGCGATGACGGGCAAGTGCAGCCCGCCGCGTTGACCGCGATCACGTCGACCCCGTCGGGCGCACGTGCTAGTTCCTCGAGGGCACCGGGTGCCGAGGCGAGCACTACGGCGACGCGCACGTTTGATCCCACTCGAAACCCTTGCGGTCAGCGACCCATAGCGGGTGTTCGGCAAGCGCGTCGAACTTGATCGTGTACGTGTTGCGAATTCGGTGCATTTGGTAGGCAGTCCAAAACGCCTGTTTTTTTTCGGCACTGGACGTCATGTCGTCCGCGCCGTATTTCACCGACTCGACGTATTCGTAACCCCACCCGATGCGCAGTTCGCTCGCCCTGATCTCGTCGCGGCTGCGCATCATAAACACGACGGCGTCGGTATCCTCGACAAACCGGTGTACCCACCGGGTTAACCCCGGTGCCTGAATGACCGCCTGCCTGCCGTGCGTCTCGCGCACGGTCTCATAGAACCTCGACAGGCAGTCGACGGCGAACACCCGCTCGTCGATCAGTTCGTGCCCCGTGTCGTAGGCAATCATTACCGAGGCGATGCGGGTGCCCGATCGCTGCGGGCCGACAACGAAAATGCGGTTGTGCCTTTTCAGTTCGGCAAACATTCGCGCCCCCTGTAGCCTGCATATACTTCGGCGTCGTCGCCGATCAGTTCGCGTAGAAAATTGCCGCCCACGTCATTGTTCGACCACTCGAGCGACCTGCTATGCCCGTTGCCTGCGCCGGGTCGACCCGGCAAACCTTTGATGCCCAGGACGTGCGACGAAAACATGATGCACCCGTGCGCCCGCAGTTCGTGCCACAGCTGGCAGTCAATGAACGGTTTGTCGCCCATGCTCAACACGACCTCGCACACGTCGTCGATCAGTTCGCGTCCGAATGCCGTTGCGCACATCGAGGCGTGCGACGTGTTGCCGTGCGTGTACCAGTGGCGCGTGCACACGTTGTAATACGTCGACGCGCCCTCGCCGATCAGCTGATGCGCGCCGCAGGCGGCCACGGTCTCGATCCACTGCGGGCCGTAATAATCGTCATCCTCGAGCATGCACACCACGTCGGTGCGCATGCGCTCGAGGCCCGCGAGCATGTTGCGCCCGAGGGTGCACGGCCCGTCGGGTGACCAGTACGGGGTGCGTCTGATGACCGTTTGCCCCATCGTGCAGGGCGTTGGTTCCTCTACATCGTCGACGACGACCCACTGTTCAGGCTGCACGGTTTGATGTGCGACCCACCGTTCGGCAAGGGCAAACGCTTCGGGCCTGCCACCTGTACATGTAAGCAATCCGACGCTTGCCACTGTTCCTCCAAAAAGCGGAATGCCGCGCCGCTGCGCAATTCTTCGTGCGACCAGTGGGCAAACGCGAGGCGGTCAAAGTGCCGGTCAACGTCGGCGCGGTGCGCGGGTTCGGTGTGGTCGATCATCCACGCCTGCCCCAACGGGCGGGCAATGTGCGCGAACGCTGCCTCGCGGTGCGAAAACACCGGAATGCCCCGCAGCAATGCCTCGTGCCCGACGTTCGACGAATGCGTGACGACCGCCCAGGCGTTGCGCAGGTCATCGTTGAGCGACGCCTGCGCCGAGGGAATGTCGAATTCGTCGGAGTCGGTGTGCGCATGCGGCATCGTGTACCCGTTGTTCGGCGCGAACCGTTTTGCGTTCGGGTGCCGTCGGTAATGAATGCGGCGACTCGAAACCCCGGCAATGTTGGCGACCGCATCCTCGAGTTGACAATCGAGGTCGGGCCGCTGCCCTGCAATCAGCACCACATCGCCTCGAAGTTGCGGCGAAAATGTGAACCCCTGCGCGGCCCGCCTCGAGGCGTCGCACGCGGCTGCGGGCGGCACCCACGGGCTGCGGTTCAGGTACGTGAACACGTAACCGGGACGCAACCACGAAAACTCGACGATCACTGCCGGTATGTCGTGCCGTCGGTTGTAGTGCTCGACGACCTGCCAATTGCGCCCGTCGTAACGCTCGAGGCCGCCACCAACCGCGACGGCATCGAACGTCGGTGCAGTGTCGGCGTTGAACGACTCAATGTCGAGCAAGTCGACCTGCCAACCGTTCACCCACGCGCCGGTGCCAAACCACTCGACGGGCGGGTCGTCACCGAGGCGACGAAACACCCCGAGGGTCGGCATGGTTTTACAGTCTGCCGACGATCAGGGTCAGCGCGCGTTCGGCACCTTCGGCACTGCCGGAAATGATCTCGACAACGTCATAACCCATTATCACCGACGGGTCGACCCACTCGACGACCGACGTGTTGATGTCAACCGAGTATGCTGCGCCGTCTTTGTTGAGTGCGACCTGTATGCCGTTAACGTTCACCTTGAAGGTAACCGCACTGCCGGTCATCGCGGCGGGATAGGAAATCCCGAACAGGCGCAGGCCCGAAAGGTCGATCGCGCCGGTTGAGGTTGCGCCGT